TTACGCCAAATTGCTGGTTATACTTAAACGCCGCATCTGAATCCTGAAAGTGGAGGACCCTGGATTCACTTACCTTCTTCGCAAGAGACCCAGTAACGCCATATGCACGGACCATTGCTTCATCACTGTCCGGGCCATGTACCCCTGTATACAAAGCTTCGTGCACATTCCTCATGAACTTCTCAGGATCCGCACCCTGGAACGTTTTCTCTTGGTCTATTAACGGAAGGGTGAAATCTCTCCAGAGTTCGTAAGACTTGGATTTGCTGGCGCGATCTACACCCAACCCGCCAAGTGCGCGAATTGCGTGAATATCGTGAGTCTGACGAATAATGTATCCTGGGATCTTTTGGATATACGCACCGGCACGGTTCTGGCGGGCAACTTGCTCGGTCGTAATACCATCGACAATCTTCGCGATTGCGGCAGCCTCGGCATCTCCTGTTTTTCCCGGTTGACCATTCGGTTTCCCAAGTTCCCCCATCTCAATAAAGAAGTTTCGTGAATCAGTTCCTGATTTGAAACGACGGAGTAAATCGTTCTTCTCTAACTCCGCGACTAATCGTCCAAAATACTGGAGATGCAGCGCTTTGGCCTGGGCATCGATCGAGTTCCTTGCGCCACGAATCACTTTTGACCCACCTTCGATAAGAGTCAGGATTCCCTCACCGATGGTATCGAATCGATGTGCGAAGTCTTTAACTGACCGTTTCGCGCGAATATTCAACAAAGCATTGCGTTTGTTTATTTGTTCAAGAAGTTTATCCTGGGATCGGATCTCGCCAGCAATTTCTCGCAGTGCAACATCCAGATTACCTCCGCGCGCTTTCGCAAGGTTCATCATCCGCTGCGCAAGTTCCTCAGCTTCCTGTTTATTAAGCCCCGCTTCTTGAATGTTTGGCGTACACGGATTCATGATACTTTCTTAAGAATGCATTGGAGAGCGGTATCGATTGCGTCTAATTGTGCAACATTTTTATCTTTAATCGCCTTGTCCTTTTTAAGTTCTTCTCCTACTTTATCGAGAACTCCTTGTATGTCTCCCGCGTCTTGTAACGATTTAAGTTCTTTCTCTAAATCCTGGACTTCTTGTGAAATCTCCGTAATATCCTTTTCCGGGTTATCGAAAGTGTGTTTCGTAACCTGTTCATCGGGCATCGTCTTACCGGCCTGAACCATCTTGTCCTGTTCCTGCTGCTTTAATGCATCAAATCGTTTAATCGGATCGAATTGCTTCTGGACTTTGTCAACGGCATCTTGGACCTGTCGTTGGTATTCTTGTTGGACAAGTTGCTGATTCGCAGGATCACGAGTAAAGTATTCACGGGCACGATCTTTGCGTTCTTTATTAACGACATTAATTGCTTCATCACGGGTCAATCCGTCCTTAACCATTTCCTCGACACGAGTAGATTCTTCGCGAGTAATATCATATTCGAACCCCGCGTGCATTGGTTCATTAATCCCGTGCAATAGTGCAGCTTCATCTCGTCCGATAAATCGTTTCTTTGTGGTAACGAACCCGGGTTCATAAAGTGCCGCTTCTGGGGTAAGGTTACCCGCCTCATCGATAAGCCCATGTTTCTGTAACAGGTCATTATGCATGAATGCACTCGGGCCAGTAAGAACCTCTCCAGTCTCACGGTTACGAATGGCGAGTCCGGTTACTTCATCGCGATACTTCTCGAAAACATCTTTCTTAACATCTTCAAGCGAAATACCCTTCTTTGCATCCTCGATCGCGGCTTCATGTTCCTGCCACATCTTCTCCATGATCGCCTCACTATCGACCTTTACCATAGGTGCGACATCAATTTCGCGATCTTGAAGAACGTCGCTGAGTGCCTTACGAACCATTTCTTCCTGGACCTTGGGGTGCAATTTCGACCACACCTTTTTGGCACCTTCGATGCCAAGGTGCATTGCACCACCGAATGCCGCACCTTCTGCGACAGACTTCAGGAACTCGTTAACATTGTAATCTTTGCCCTCGGTCAATCTTGCCGCAGCACGGGCTGGCTCGGTCATTGCCATACCGACGGCTCCATTAAGTGTCGATGCGGCGAATCCGGAATACTTGAATCCAGATGCGCCAATGTCTTCCGTAGACATGATTCCCTTGGCCATACGTGCTCGCCAAGAAGATAATCCGATCTTTGTCGCTTGTGCCGCCATCTTTTCCTCACCAACATACGGCATCATGGTAAGGGCAAAATCAAGAGGATTAGCCATATTGGCGAGCATCATGGCAACGAAACCAGAACCCTGGCGCGCGATTCCCTGCCCGCCTTGACTGAGTAAGAACGCACGATAGTTCTCAGCGACTTGGCGTTGTTGAAGTAAACGCGCTTGGTTCTCGCGAACTGGACCTTTATATTCAAGGTTTGGCGCAGGAAAGCGGTTTTGCGCTTCTTCCGGTTTAAGAATTACACCTGCATCTGGACCCCGTTCCAGATAATACTCATCCATTCGGCGAATTGAATCGAACGTCGAATCATGCCAACCTTGCTCTAATGCCGCCTTAAAGTAACGATCCAATGGGACATTCATCCGCTCAACGGTCCCAGCGGCACTCGGTTCAATTTGCGAGAAAGCGAACATTATTTCTTGGGTTTCTTCGATTTGTCGGTTAGCGGTACAGCAATTAGACCGGCTTGCTTGCGATCAATCATTTGCCAGTTCACATACCAATTGGTCTGGTTCGAATTACCCTGTATTGCTTGAACTTGCTTTTTGATTAACTTATCAGTTACCGTTCTTCCCGGTTCCGTATGGTCGTAATAGTCCATCGGAGGCAATACCGTAGTCTTCGTGAAATCGGGAACGTCTTCTAGATACAGACTAAACGCCTTGTTCTTCTCATCCCGGATCTCGAAATGTTCTTGCCCGTTGTGGTAATACAATGTAACAGACTGACCATCCGGACTGGGTTGAAAGAACCCATGCGCCATGATATCGTCCTTAATCGCTTTGTTACGTTGTTCCGGAGTAAGATCCTTGGTTGCAGGCCAGTGTAACCGACCGTCGTCACCGCGGAGATTAAACTTGGAGGGATCGACAAAGACCAATGCATCTTCGAGGCGACGACCAAGTCCCGCCATATCCTCGTCCGTACGGTCCGGTTGACGTTCCCCAGACTGCATTGGACGTTCACGAGGAAAGAACACCGGAACACCGTTAATGGTTGTCGAACCCAAATTTGAAGAGATTAGTTGTTTCGCTGCTTCCGCAACGGCCCGTTTTGGACTTTCACCATACTGGTAGGATCGTGCCATCGCCAGGGTCTTTAGACCGGACTTGAACCCGTTTACCTCTTCTAAACGTTGAAGATTATCTCGCGTCAAAGTGCGAGAGAACTGGTTCCAGGTTGGTTCGGCATTAATCGCGTCCTCGAACTTCTGTTGCTCATCTGGCGTAACATTCTTTACTGCGTCCGCGTTTTGAAGAGAACCCAGATAGAACTTAATCCATGGTTCATGGCGATTTAGAAACGCATATTGGTATTCCTGTTTGATACCTTCCTTAGGTAAGGTTACGATATCGTTAAATGCTAAGTTCTGCTGCGTTTCCGTCGGATACTGAACCAACACCTGATTAATACGATCAAGGACCTCACTCGGGGCTCCTTCATGAATAGATTGGGCGGCTTGCTCTGCTTGTTGTGCGTTCATCAAGTGAATCGCGTGCTGGGGTCTTCCCAGATAGAGCGCCTTATCTACTTCAGATGTGCCGACCGGGGGAGGTCCTTGAAATCGGATTAAAGAATTGTAGAAATCCATTCGCGCGCTAATGGAGTCATCGATGCCATCTCGATTTAACTTGTTACCAAGTTTAAGGGAGTCTTGCGCCTTCTGGTAAAGACCCTTAACGACGGGGTGGTCCTGGATTAACCAGGTAACAGGGTCCTTATCTTGCGTCTGGATAATGTCTGCAGCCTTACGAGAAACTATATCGTAAATATCAGCCCGTGTTCCGGCACCTTCTTTATTTGTGGTAATTGATGTTCGTAGGTCACTAAGGGCCTGGAGTAACGCTGGCGCTGCTTTGCCCGCGTTCTTAGTCATAAAGTCATTAGCACCATTAAATCTGTCAATTAGGTTATCATCAGTCGCCTTTAGGTGCAACGCTGTGGGCTCGGGGTAAAACTTCTTATATTCACCTATGTCAATTTTGTTCTGGTTATTACCAAACTTTGTCATCGAGATCACGGATTCTCGCATATTGTCAAAGTTTGCCTGGAAGTTTGCCATCCGACTCTTTTCCACTTGCTCGATGTGATTAGTCATCGTCCACCGAGTATGCTCATCGAGAGTCTTGGAAGAGGCGAGTATCTTGCGAGCAAGTTCTGGACTTTGGTCCATTGTCGCGAATGCAGCATCTTGAACTGCACGATCTTTAAGTTTCGCCGCAGTCTGCGGAGCGGTCTTCCCAAAGGTTAGATCGATGTTCTTGGTAATCGAATCAAGGGAAGACAAAAGGGAAGACCCGCCATCAACACCGGGGATTTTATTGGCGGCACGGTAAGCATCGAGGGCATTATCGACCTGACCGTTGAAGGCGTCAACTTTGTTAAGTAGGCGGGTCTTCTCTGCTGTCTGTAAAGCAGTTTCGTGAGATGAAGTAACGTACGAGTCGAATTGACTCTTAAACAACCGAGCGGCGAGAGGTGTTGGAGCACCCTGAACAGATGCCGCGTGTTCTTTCGCCGTTTGAAGAAAGTCATCGGCGAACCCTTCTTTCGAATGATTATCGGGATTCGCCATCCACTCATTAAGGGATCGTTTCTGCGCTTCCAATTGAGAACTCGCCCAAGTAATAGAATCCTCATGCTGTCTTTGGCGTTTAAGTTGTTCGCGGGCAGAAGTCGCTTCTTCAACTGCTCCGGCGGCAGTTTGCATGCCATGGGCAAAAGCAGTAAGGCCCTGAATTGGGGCAAAAGCTTCAGGACTTGCAGTTACGTTATCATTTCCACCGCGTAACCCCGGATCCGCAGTTATTTGTGGAACTCTCATATTATCCGCGACCAATCTGATTGCGAGTGACACTCGTCGAAACTAATGAACCAGCAGAGGATACTCCACCAAGGACTGTTCCTGCCGTTCCCCATACCCCGGCTCTTTCAGCATTTGCCGCCTCCATACTGGAAAGGCGAGCGCGAGCAGTGGCGCTGTCGGCACTAACCCGCCCCGTATAGAGAGCGGCAAGTGAGTCCATTTCACCCTGGATTTGGGAGTCATACATCACGTCTTGCGCCGAACCAGAAATCGCCACACCTGACTTTGTGTATGCCGCTTGTTGTGTGGCCATCAACCGTAAGTTACGGTCTCGGATTCGTTGCGCATCAAAACTGGACTGTTCAGTCGCGGCAAGGGCTTGATTTCGTTGAACGGCCGCGTTAAATTTTGCGGCGTCTTGTTGCGCCGCGGCAGATGCTGATGACGAATAAGCCGATACTGCTGTTGCAGCAAGAACAACGGCCGTCGCAATAAGAGTGGTTGTTGCTACTGCCATATCACAATTCCTTCGAATAATACGTTTCGACTGGTTTCATCCCAAGTTTATCGTAAAGGGAAGTTGGGAAAGAAACATCGTGGAGATGCGCGAAACGAAGTCGAACGGCGCCAACTTGCCGTGCCCAGTCTTCTACTGTACTTAACAACTTGATCGCAGCAGAACCTCCACGATGCTCTGGATAAACGTACCAGAAGAGTTCCGTGACCTCAACGGCAGCGTCATAAAGGGATGGGTGCAATATGGCTCCAACCATACCATAAGGAACCCCGTCCCTTTCATATACCCAGAAAGTACCAATGCCCGAAGTCATTAGTGCGCGGGCTTGATTTACTATATGCTCTGGTTTGACTTTAATACCTGCTTCCCTAGCGAAGGCCTCAGACACGGCTAGGAGCACTTCTGCATCACGGTCTATATCATGTATTCTCCGAATCATTCGGTGGTATTAAAGACCGGCGCTACCATTAGTAAATTCAACGGATACGGTTTCGTAACTGTTATCGATACTGTCGCAGAAGTATCCCAATGAGTATCCAAAGCAAGGACTGCGTCACCAGAGAAAAGACCCGGGAATATCTTAATATATGGGGATTTGCTATTCGTTTGCCCATAAGAAAACTCAACCGCAGACCCGATACGCATTCCTAACTTATGGATTCGTTTCATCTTAATCTGCGACGTGCCGCCGGCTGGTGAACCACCTTCCCATGGAAGAAATTCAACGTTAGAGGTGAGGGTGTAGCCGACGTGGACGATAGAAGCAGGGGTAGAAAGTGCGACTGCTCCACCACCGACTACTTTCTTACCAATATAAATACCATCGGCAATAACGTCCACTGTTTCACCGTTTAGCAGATCAAAACCATTAGGAGATAGCGTGGCGTTCCCAGAATACGAGATTCCGCAGTCAACAAAGAACGCGGAAGATAGAACGGTGCTGGTAAAGTCTACTTCCAATCGTTCAATGAACCGTTTTGAAACTCCACCAACCTGGCGACGAACAATTAAGTAAAGATCGCTGCTTTTACCATCAACGGATGGAACAGACTCGATAGATTCAACAGTTCCACCTTGAATAGTATGACGATGCCAGGCAATTACGTCCTGGTCCCGTTCGTAGGTCAACGCGGCCAGGGTTCCGTTGGCTAGCAGAACCCAAATTATGTTAGCAGGCTCCGCGAGCAATGTTGCAAGGACCGCGCCACCTCCCTGGCGAAGAATATGCTCAGATACGACAGTAATGTCCTTTGCTTCATACTGGTCTATCTGGAAATTGTAGGTAAGTTCGCGAATCTTGTTCCCCGCACGTTGAATGAACAAGGTTGTTGTTCCCGCACGCACTGGAATATGGTTTATCGACCCAAAACTGGTTTGTCGTGGCGCCATGAAGTTGGTCGGAGTGATCGCTTCAGACAAATTGTTCGCTTTAAGTGTAAATTCGTTACCCTGTGTCCCGATCATGAGAACGGGGCCTGAACAAAGCCACATTATCGGGTCTGCTTGATTACAAGCAACAATAATTGTTAGTGCGGATGAATCGAGAACCTTCGATACGAGGTCCGACGGAGCCATATTCTCATAATCACCAGCAACGGACGCCCAAATTCCAATCGGTTGGGCGAAATTATTGGCAAAATACAGCCGCTGTTCGTAGAACTGAATCTGTGATGGCCATCCAGTAGTCTCGGACCATGCACCCAAACGGTAAGTATCGGTAATTCCTGAATTTACGATGATATCGCCGTTGGTTTCATCAGTTGGGATCGATACCTTGGAAGTTGCAGTAACTTGAGTAGTTGAAGTGAACACTGTAATCTTTGCCGGGACCCAAGAATCTGCGAAATTGAGGCGAATCCAACGACCTACATCCGTCGCCGTGAATAAATCTGCCGGGGCCTTAATCGTTAAAGTGACTTGTCGATCTGATAAGCGAATAACACGATCATTTAGAAGTATGTTATCGACTAACGCCGCGCCACCTAAACACAAGTGTGTAGCATCATTGTAATACTGGCACTTGAAATACTTAAGATACGCCGAAGAGATCGGACTATTGAGTTGGACGTAACGATTATTAAATGTGCGGTCAAAGAATCCGGAATGGTCGCAGACCATATAGAACAAGTTACCTTGCCCGTAATCGTGTTGTTCTGTATTGGTAAGTGCTCCGGGGTTCGATTCCTTAAATTCGAGTTCTTTTACCTGGACTTGTTTAGTATCCAAATAAGCAACAATCTTCGCAGGTTTCCAAACCCCGTGCCATTGGAATGTAACGATCTTATTTACATCACCCGCTGCGAAAGTATCAACCTCAGTCCGTAAAGTAGAAATATCTGACGTTACTGTAACCGTTAACTGATTCGCGGAATCAGTTTCACGGTCCATATATGGCCCATCTTCCGGATCGTAGAGACTGATCTGCCAACTTGTATGCGAGGTTCGACTAATCTTACGCGTCTGGAAGAGAGGATGTGCAACGTAAAGAACGTCCGCAGATTGGGTATACGTCAATAGAGGCAAATCATCCCAGTTCCAAGGAGTGACGAGTTCCACACTACCCACCCGCGCGCCATCTTTATAGACCCGCATGTAAAGGTCACCGAACTCCAAGATATAGGACTGGATCGAAGAGAACTGAAATCGGATTAACCGAGACGGGTTTGTGGAATCCTTGGTAAGACCAATGCACCGCGTACCGCTGCGCCGAATGATGCCACCTTGCGGGCGAACTGTAAAGTTCAGTAACTGCTTAACGCCATTAAAATACTTGTTAATGTCAACCCGACCAAGCAATTGCGGAGAAACCTCACCAGCAGTAAAGTTAGTTTGGATCGCATTGGCTATCATGTCATTGGATCACGCACAAACCCAGACGCCGGGTAATTACGAGCACCCAACCACGTTTCAGTGACCAGGGTCTTCTGGTAATTGTCGGCCGAGTCAACGTGTTTGAAGGACGGAGTCATCCTGGAAAGGGCAGCCCAAATCGAATCTTTCATGTCTTTCGACTGGGTTAAGGGAAGGCAAATTACCCATGCAAGCCAATGGGCGAAAAGTTCCACGAAAAGGGTATCGAAGATTTCGACGTTGTCCTCGTCTCGGACATATCGAACGTTAATCGATTCACTATCAGTCAGGATCGTATTACCCTGGAGATCATATTCCGTCCTGCCGTCGTCAACGATAATCATTCGAACGAAATCTGCAGGCAACTGATAGGTATACGCAAAATCACAAACGGGTTCTTCCAGCGACGTGTTCAAAACTGCCCGGGTAGTCGCGAACTTCCAAGGATGCAGTCGTAAACAAACAAGACGAGTGTCATCGTAAACTGTCTTAATGAGTGTAGCCTCGCGAGAACCATCTTCGAGGCTGGAAATAATTGGGGACCCTACAAGACTGAGGGCCCGATTCGCGATATCTACATTTTTACTTGCCATAAAAAGGGGGAGGGGAGAATCACTCCCCTCCCGTGAGCACGAACTAGTCTACAACATACAACACGTAACCCGTGAGAAGCTGATTGGCCATCGCGGCCGCAGCGGTCGTGATCGTAATCCACACCTCCTTCAGCGTTTCATACATCGTATTGAGCGCTTGGGTGTCACCACAAACCGTGTCCGTGGTAACGGTGAGGGCCGCGGCCGCGCGGAAGAACGCATTGCTATCCGAGATGGTTCCCGGACCGTCAATGAAACCGGTTTTATCCTTGCCGGCGATACCAACGGCCAACGTCGCGGCGCCCGAAGAGGCGCTGAGTTGCAAGTGAATGTTCAGGATCTTGGCACCTTTGGGAAGGACGACCAGAGCCGTATCATCACCTGCAGCCTCAGTAACGTACTGGCGAGTGAACGTGGCGATCCGGACACGACCTTGCAACTGTGTGGTCTTGACCGGGGCGTACAGCGGAGGAAGACCTTGGGTCAGTTCCGCGGAATAACTATCGATAACAGTTTGAGCCATAATTCAGTAAGTGTTTACAGGGCGTTAATTGCAGTTTCAACCGCAGCCGTATTGGTTCCCTTGTTCATATGCGCCAGGTATTTGCGCACGCAGAGGACCTGCGCATCAGTTAACGTTACCACACCGCGCACCATACCCGGCCTGTTAGTCAGCTCGGTGGTAGGGGAGTTAACGTTAAAAGAATCTTCCGACATGGTTGCACCATTCGAAACCGGCAACATTTCAACAACGAGGGTAGGCATATGATTACTTGGTTTCGTCGCAGTAAACGCGGATAACCTTTTCCTCCCACATGCGTACGGCACCGAAGGACCCACTGACGTAGAGTTGGACCGAATTGCGTTTGTCACGCCGCACGCCCACATCCACGTTGATTTCCGCGCCGGTGGCGAGGACCAAACCTTCACGCTCCCAGAACAACGGTTCACGATAGTTGGCCGCCAGGACACCAAACGGGAGTTTGTTCGTCTTGATGAACTTGAATCCCATGAAGGTATCAATGGAACCATTGACCAGCGCCTTGATCGTGTTGTAGTCCGCGCTCGTTGCTTCCGTCGTGCGCAACAGAGCTTGGATTTGACTCGGATCAACCGCGGCCACCAGGTCATACTCGCCCTCCGTGGTAACTTCCGCTTTGTCCAGCAAATACCGGACACGGCGCAGTTTGCCAATGGTGAGGTTCGAGTTCGCGGCACCACCTTGTTCCACGTAATCCACAGCCACGCTATTAGCAGCGGGAAACGCCACGGTCGTAGAACCGGTTTTACCGGTATAGGCCGTTGCGGTGGCTGCTTCAATGATCACGTAGTCCTGCGCGCGGCCGAGCGCCCAAACAGCATTCTGCACGTAGGCCGAGGTAGGATCCGCGATCATACGGATCTTGTCCTTGTTGTCGATGAGATCTGCCCAATCAAAATCACGCAACGCGACGCGCCGGCGATCATGAGGGGTGGAGATCAACGGAGTATCCCCATGGCGGTTCTTCACCTCCACAGCTTCCACGGAACCGATCCGGTCGTAGAAGTCAAACTCCGCGTGTTGCGTTTCGTTACGCACGTAGGCTCGCAGTCGAGAGCCTTTCTGCTGGAACTGGAGCGCAATATTGCTCCGGTACGACTGCACTAACGCAGTATCAACTTGAAAACTCATAGGTAGCTAAATTAGTTTAACAACGTTCGGCTGGGTTCTCCCATCCGGGACCCGAACCATTGCGAAACGCTCGCAGCGGCAGAAGTTATTCTGCATCAGTGGGACCGCGGAGCAGCTACCCCACGTCGTCATTAGAAAACTGGCCCCAGATCGCTCTGAGGCCAGATAAACATACGAACGACCTGAATTGACTCTATCAAAACAGATCTAACTTGTAAACGGGATAAATCATCCCTGGTCCGGGGTATTTGGAAATGCCGCACGGTGCAAGCGAGTCCACTTATCGACTGCCGCTTGGTGACCAACGTGTTCGCGTTTCGAAAGAGCCTGGACAAAATCGGGATCCAGTTTAAGGTTCTCGATTTCCGATTTCGCACGTGTGGTATCGGACAAATCCAACGTACCGCCCCCGGCACTACCCCCACGAGAGACATCTTCGAGCATCGCTTCACCCATCTTCGAAAGGGCTTTGATGAACTCGACGTTATTACCAAGTTCCGCAGTCTCCAAATGCTGCATCAATTGGTCCGAACCATACTTCCGAAGGACCCCTCGCGCGAGATCAATCTTTGTGTTCACCTTGTCACCGAACTCCTGGCGTAAGGTATTCATCGCCTGATCACGAGAAGCCGTTGCAGTGTCTGCGACTCCTTTTGCCTGCGTGTTCAAGACGTTAGAGTAGTACTGCAAAAGACCCTGGGACTGTTTGTCCGTAAGTCCCATCTTGTGGAAGAACGACTTGGCTTCTCCCAATTTCGTCGAATCAAGAGTAAGACCGTTCTCCAACTTCAACTCGGGTGTTGTATACTTGTCCGGGGTCTCCGGGCGACCAATCTGATTCCAAAACGTTCCCCATTCGTTCTCACCCCATTTCACATCGGGCATGGGGAGCCGTTTAGTGCCGATTAACCGTTCAGCATTGACGTAGTTCTTTGCGAGGGTTGGAACGTCCGGAACAGTGCGAAGCATCTGTTCACTCTTCAGTTCAGGCGGAAGGGATTCGTACCACGGAGCCGACGGTGGGTTTGCGCCAGTCATTAGCGCCGAACCACCACCGCCATCTTCTGCTAACATCCAGTTCTTAAACATTGTCTTCACCTTTCTCGATTATCTTAAGTAACTGTGATTCGTCTTTCAAGGCGTATCGACAGATACCAAGCGCTAATCTTCGTGATCCTTCATTAAGTGCCGTTTGATGCGAATCACCTGCAACAAACGTGGTTTCAGTTATGAAGCCCTCCCGCATAATATGCGAAAGGACCATTTGACCATCCGGAGTGTCAAATACCTTGCGGTAGGCCTGTATTAACTTTACCCGCCGCAAGGCACTCGACATCTTGTCTCTAATCTTAGATAGCACCGACTAAACCGCCTCCTTTCTCTTGGGCGTCCGCCAGATTCTTGATTGCTTTCGAAGCGGGTTCCGCGGTCTGCGCCACAGACTGCATTGCCTGTTGTTGTTGGCGATTCTGGCGAATCGCGTCCAAAGCCTTTTGATCACGAAGGATCGTTCTCGTAACACCTCGAGCAATTGCTAACTCCCGGGTATACGCATCGAAATCGATCACGTCCATGATCTGAGGATTAACCTGCGCCAAGGGTAACAACTCCTGGACAAACGATCCCATGGTTACTGCTTTGATACCCGTCTGCGCACGAGACGCGGGCGACGAATAACTGGCCTTCATCCGTTTTCCAATAATGGAATCCGGGGCCTGAGGGAATTTCCGTTTATCACTCAGGAGTTCCAGGGTCCTAGAGATCATCGGGCCAAGCAATTCGGTTTCCTGGCGCCCGAGCATCGGTGCCAACAATCGAAGTTTCTCGTCTCGGCGATCTTGCACCTCGTATGCAGTCATCTCCGTATTCTGTTTCTCCATACGGAGCCAATCATTATAGAAAGCCTTTTTGATCTGTTCTCGCTTCCTATCGGTGTATTCCAGGCCAACTGGGATGTTCCCCTGCGTGAGCAATGGTTCAATATGTTCCGCGTTCGGTTCTTTATACATAATCGCACCGGGACTCGTGCGAATAGGCGAAAGGAATCCTTCATCCGGAACCTGCAACGGCGGATCCACGATCTTCTCTGCGGCCTTAATGATCGTGAGTTCCATCGAATTGAGCATCCTCACATCAGGAAGGCACTTCATGGCGGGAGATCTCCCGTAACATTCTCCTGCGATTTTGACCCATCGCGGACAATGGTAGGGGAAGGATCGATACCCGGACTCTCGTAGCATTTCCTTGGTGTCCTCACACAGCCAGACGGAGGCGAATTCCATGGATTTTTGTGATGCCCCCACTGGCGATCGATCTGTGCGTGGATACACAGCGTGCAAGACCCGACACACCTTGTCAATGTTTTTCTCTCGGGCGAGCATTGGCGGGAGGTCCCCGAACTCCTGAGCAATTTGGCGAACAGACCAGCGAAGAACCCGGTGAATCGTATCAATAATTTCATCGTTATTCTCCATGATCCAGCAATCACCAACTGGGTGCGTCTTGAACTTCAAGTGGCCGTTAGGACTCCATTCCTGCGAAAGGTGCGCAATGCCATATGCTGCGAGGTCCAGGTAAATCTCGTGCAAGGCAGTATTGAATTGTGCACGAGCATCAGAATACGCATGAAAGATAACGTCCGCAGTCTGTTCCAACCACAACAACACTTCGGGATCTTCCATCTCTTCTGGAGCATCGACGATCTCCAGTGAAAACCAACGTTCAACGGGTGACGTCAAATACGAATGAAGTGCCGACGCCAACTCCTCACACGAATCTACCGCCGTTGCATCGAAACACTTATCTGATCGTCTCGCCGGAACGTAATTCGGGCCATACGGATTGATTTCACCCGAAACCGGACGAATCAGATCTCGTATATCGCGCCAGTCCTGTTCAAATATCGCCCGCATCGGATACATCCTAGACTGGCGACTCAGGATGTATTCTACTTTGGGGTCGACTCCAGATTGTGCAACCATAACTTAGCCACCGAGGAGGGTTTTCATCTGGCCTCCGGGATTTCCCGGATTGCCTGCGGACAAGATAGTCGAAAGGAACCCTTTCGGTTTCCTATTCGCGAGGTTCCTATTCGCCGTACCCGCGGCTGCCTGCCCGCTTGGCGGCAACGACGGAGGAATCGGGTCCGGGGTCTTTGGACCTCCACCACCATAACATCGCAACTGCAGATCAATTCTGTTGCGTTGGTAAAGACGCAAATCGCTTGCTGGTATAATTTCGATCATATTTTTCGTGTAACTTAATTGCCAACGCCACTGCTCGCAAAACTGTTTTGGTGGGATGCCACACTATATCCGAATGACCTTCACCCTCGCGCGCCCACCCGATCTTGGGTAATTCATACGGGAGTAATCCAACGAATCGTGTCAAATCACCGTATGCGAATCGAATGAACCACCCGTCATTCAAAACGCAGGCCATTCCAACGACATCAGGGCCCACGTATAGCGCACCGTTCATCGCGTACCACTCAAGATCTTTCCCAAAATCGCATCCAGGCAACTTCTCCTGGTAATACTCATACGCCTTAACTAATAAACTAGTGACCATAAGAGTATTCGTCAATTGCGCGTTCTTGCCGTTTCATCGATCCGTACTTAGACCGGGTCTTTCTTCCCATTACGAAGATACGAAAAGCATCCGCGGGGTGGCTTGTCCAGTCATGGAGTGCGTGTTCCTTGAACACTTTGTTCTTGTCGTCCCACTCTTTCCGATATTGCCTTAGCGCTTCTATACCCCTCTGGCACTTTTCCGCGTCGAACCAGCACAACGGAATGAGTGATCGTGTCGCTTCAATACCGTCTTCGACCTCATGTTTTCGACATGTACTAAACTTGATCCCCATTTCCCGCGCCGCTTCGATGCGCGCCTTGCCACTCGTGAATTCCCGGACCTCAATATCGTGAGGAGCATAGTGAACTCCATACGTATACGCTCCCATATGCGCCTTACCCTCAACCTGTCCCTTAAGCAACTTCGCATAGTGGCCCAAACCTTCCCCGCTGTTTTCATAATAGTCTATTACTCGGATTTCGAAACCATACTCCTGAAAGAACCAAATCGCCGTACTATCACCTACACCGATATCCCACGACGTACTTACCGGGAGATGAGGATCGTGGGGAACGGACATAATCCGTCCTTGGATATCCAGAGTCGCCATTTGGTCCCCGTAATACGCACCGACGAATGGTGCATCAAACGAGCAAAAGAACTCCTGTTCGATCATCGCTTTGGGCATGCCCGCCGCCCGTTCCTCATTGATTACATCGTCCGAAATTACTGGTGTCCCATCCGGTCGTTTCGTCCCCTTATTTCCCGCTGTGAGGACTTGGCTAAACCACTTCGGATTCTTCTTCGCCATTTCCATGAGCGAATAACCATGATTCTTGCCTCGCGCCGTATAAATAAATAAAGCCCACCCACCGTTCTCGGCCAAAATGGGGCGTATAAGGTCCCATGCTTTCGGATCATGAAGACTATATTCCGAAAAGACGACCCCAACTGGGTTTGTTCCGACAAGCGAATCAATGTTATCCGTACCAACAACCTGGTAGATCGACTCATTTTTAAAGGTAATTCGCATCTCCGTGGCATTCTCACTCTCCACTAACTCCTGCGGAAAGTGACTCAAGAACTTCCGACCATCCCTCGTGATCCCATTCCACACGATCGCCCGCCCCTGCTTATACGTGGGGAGCATATGCCAATATAATCCCACTCTCGTCTGCGACTGAACCGCACATAGATTTATCGCGAACAGATCCTTACCCGCCCGCCTGTGCCATACACACGCGGCCCTTTTCCCCTCATCAGGTTTCTCAAAATAACACCACGCGGCCATCTGATACAACCGCGGGCGCCACTGGAATGGAAGTGTGATGGCCATCGCTTACTTCTCCACGAACTGCCTCCCGCACCTCCCGCATATATGCGGACCTTTTGGGAGCCATGTTCCCCTTTTAGGGGAACACTTCTCACACATCCAAATACCCGCTGCCA